GTTCCTAGTCCAGAGGCATCATTGATGCACGAGATCGCGTTCCTGAAGGCCAGGATTGAGCGGTTGAATATGGCTCTGGATCAGGAGCGCGTCGGCGTCCAATGCCTGATTGACGAAGCTGTTGCCGTAAAGAATGCCGAGATCGAGAAGTTGCGCGAAGCCATCGTTGCGAAGTGTCGGCAATACGACGATGATATGCAGACGATGCAGAAAGCTCTCAATGCGGAGATTGAGGCAAGGCGAGCAGCCGAAGCCGAGATCGAGCGGCTGACTGCCGAGCTAGCTACCTGCCGTGAACTTCGCGAGTATGATCGCAAGGATTTGGCTGCGTTACGGAAAGATGTGTGAGTCACACAAGGGAGGTGCATGATGACGGAGCTTGAGGCATTTATCCTGGCGATTGATGATGCAATCAAAGGTGGTGTGCGTGCCGAGGTGGCATTGCGTACTATCGTTACGGGTATGGCCGAGCGCATTCGTGAGAACGAGCATCTTCGTGCCGTCCCTCCAGACGATGACAACCTCATTCACCTTGAGCGCCATGTGCGGCACGCGCTGGAGGACTTCGATATCCTGTGCAGGGACTTCGAGGACAACTGCTGGAGGCCAAATGTCGCAGAGAAGCTGGTGCATTCTGTCTCCCATCATCTGCGGCACGCTGCCTTTCGGAGTGGAGTGGAGGTGAAGCGTGCAAAGGAAGGAAAGCGAGACAAAGCGTAAGTTGGATCGGCAGTGGGACTCACCCACCTGTGCTGCGCCCGTTCGAAAGGCTTGTTGGGTGGAAATGCCGGGATGGCTTCTCCTCGTGCCATCACAGGTATATCATAAGGTGAAGCAGAAGCGGAAAGACGGAGGTGCAAAGTGATACAAACACTTGATTGGTGGTTGTTCCGGGTTGGTGGTGTTGTGCTGGCAATTCTTATCGCCACGGCACCCATTTGGCTAAACCACTAAGAGGCAACGAAGGAGGTGCAAATGAGCTACGAAACAGACATCATCAAGGCGCTGACTAAGTTCGGTGGTAACTCGACGGCCAATCCTGATGCCAAGCATAACACGGGTAGCCTGATTGGCGAGGCGTTCATGTGGGATAAGATCGAGGCGTATGCCAAGTCGAGATCGGACGCTGCATGGCTGCGGTTGGCGAGGGAGGGCATCATCAACGATAAGAAAAGCCTCGATCCCGGCGATCACGAACTGGCATCGAGCCCAAGCTTCCTAATCGTGGCGAAGGTGACGCAGCCTATCAAGCGGTTCAATGGCGATGCGTTGGCGACCCTACTGGCAAAGAGTAAGTACAAAGTGCCAGTCAGTACGACCAAGGAGTTGATCGACCAAGCCAAGGTTGCGAGCAACAGCGCCGTCACGATGAAAGTATTGGAGAGGGGCTGATGGCACTCGTCCTGCAACCGACACTGGAACACATGACGACGGAGGAACTGGAGCAGCACATCGAGACGGTGCGTGCTAGAAGGATCGTAGCTGCTCTGGAGTATGTTGCGGGACAGGAACTGAAGCTTGAGACTGAGCGGGATAAGATACACCGCAAGCTTAAGCAGCACTATGAAATGCTAGGGAAGGAACTCGAGCGGGCGGATCGTGTGATCTTCTCGCTCGAGCAGAGGGTTGCCGCAATCGAGCTACTCAGGCAGGAAGCTGGTCTGATGGACGACTACAAGGGAGCATATGAGAAATGACAAAGTTCGAGGATCGGTATCCTGAGGGCATGTTGAACGCCAATGATGAAGGCGTTCTGAATATTCAGATGGGCTTCAATAAGGAAGGGAAGTTCATAATCGACTTTGGTAAGCCGGTGGTTTGGATCGGCATGACCAAAGAGCAGGCGTTCGAGTTTGGAAAAAGGATAATGAAGCTCACAGTGGACAACTATGTGGTGATAGAGGTGCCCGACGATCCAGCTAACTAGGAGTCGAAATGGATGGGCAAAAGTTGTATGAGTCACACAAGGTACTGGCAGGGAGAATACTGCTAGTGACGATCGAGTGGGGAGTGTTCGCAGCCCTGCTCCTATGGGGAGATTGGCAATGAACTTCATGGAGTTTAATCGGCGACTCGAACAGTGCCACGTTGATAGGCACACACGCTATCTGCTCGGCTATCTCTACGAGGTGAATGCTGAGCTAAATAGGAACATGGCAGAGGCGACCAAAGCCCTGTTCGCTCTCACAGAGGTAGTGCAAAACTACACGAACATCAACAACCAACTCCTCGACGATGTGAAGCGGCTCAGTCGTGGCATCATGCCTGACGGTGTGGAGGTTCACAGCGTCAGGAACGATCCAGAGGAATGAAATGAAACAGGCTACTGGCTACATTACAGAGGACGGGACCTTCTTCGAGCGTCAAGAAGAAGCGTCCCTCCATGAGGCTGAACAACGGTTGAGGTCTAGGCTTGTCGAGGTCAACGGTACAGTGGACCCCGAGAAGTTTATGAACCTTGTGCTTGGTGTAATGCGTGAACTAAAGGGGTTCGTCGATGCCTACAATGCCGCGGATACCACTGAGCGCAATCAACAAGACAAGGACGGAGAGGCGGTTGACGACAGTGAAACGCCCGCTTCTGATGCAAGTATTGGCCACGTCTCCCCAACAGAAGAGGACCTTGCATCCTTACTCAAACTCCCGTCTCGAGGACCTCGCAATGTGCCCGACGTGGGGAGTAGTCCACGCCCAAAGGAAGTATCAAAGCGACGCCCGAAGCATGGCTCTTGAGTGCGGCGAGTTGATGCATCAAGTCTTTGCTGCTGTTCGCATCTGGCAGCTATCCAAAATACAGAAGCTCGATCTTCACGCTCAGGCTACTGGCAAGCGCATATTCAAATCACACAGATGGAATATGTGTTGGAACCGTTGTTTGACTCAAACAGACGAGCGTGACCAATTGCTCGAGTTGTGCTTCTCGGTGCTGGCTACGAGTGGCTGGAAGGATGACGAGAAGGACACGACTCGGACCATGACCAACATGGAACTAGCGAGTATTTGCTATGCCGATGAACACCTCCCCAAAATGGAAAACTGGCCGCTATACGTTGAGGATACAACCAACCCTCAAAGCATGGTGGGCATTGAGCAAGTGTTTGATGTTGTTCTCACTTTTGAAGATAACAGGGAGATTCGCTACGTTGGAACCATTGACGGTTTGGTTATTAAAAAGAGCACAGGCGATTACTACCTTGACGAGAACAAAACTGCTTCGCGATTGAGTGACGCATGGCGCAATGCCTTTGACACACGTCATCAACTCACGGGCTACTGCGCAGCCAGCACCAGCGTCTTTGGGTTCCCGGTATATCGGAGCAGGGTCACAGGATTGAGGATCAAGCCAACGAACAAGGGCGAGGACGTGTATCCATTCGAGCCAGTCATAAGGAAATGGGATGACATACAGCATTGGGCCACTTGGGTCAGGGAAATGGCTGAGACCTATGAGAAGTACAAGGATGATTATGAACACGCCACGCGGTTCACGCATTCTTGTAATCGATACTTTCGTCCATGCTCGCTACTCAGTTTTTGTGCGGACGCTGATGGGGCTGCCGGTCGAAAACTGGCGTTCGAGGAACTTATGGTTCAAGCGGACCCTTCTCCGAGCGAACGAGCCGTGACCGAGTAGTGTGAGTCATACAACCATGAAGGCGAATGGACCATTCGAGATTTCGTCTCGCGATGCTGTGTCGCGTCGTATGACGATCCTCATTTGGGGGCCTGCTGGTGACGGTAAGACAACGCTAGCTGCAACGGCTCCTGGTAAGAAACTGTGGCTGTCGCTTGGAGACAATGAGCACCAGTCGGTAATGCACCGCAAGGACGTGGCTGTGATGCACCTCTACAGGCACAGCTATGACGAGGTGTTGAAACATGGGAGATCAGAAAACCCTTTTGGACTGGACTATATCCTAGCCGAGGACCAGGGTATTGAGACGGTCATACTCGACTCGACTACAGCGTTGACTGACTTGGCTTTGAGGAAGGCGGTAGCTCAGGGACTAGGAGCAAGTTCAGGTTTCCGCCCTACGATGGAACACCCTGGAATGTCAGCATATGGAGGTAGGAATGCGATAACACTTGAAGTCCTCACGAACATCCTTCGAGTAACTGCCAAGCATGACGTACACTTCATTATGACTGCGCATGAGGCCGACCCTGAGAAGGACAAGGAAGGCATTGTGCAGTACATCACGATCATGCTTGGCGGTAAGTTGGTGAACAACGTGACTTGGCGACTAAGTGAGATTTGGTATCTGAGCCAAGACGCTAGAGGTCGTCAGTTGGCTGTTCGCCCGACGAGGAAGCATAGACCGATGAAGTCTCGCATGTTTACTGGAGTCGGAGAACCTGAGTTCATCTTGAACTACGACGCCAATAAGGATGACAAAGGCCAGATGACGATTGCATCGTTCTATGAGAAGTGGGTCAAGACGGATGGTAAGTTGCCCATCCCATCCACGAGGAGAGATCGATGATAGGAAGCAGGTGCATCGCTTGTGACGTAGAGGTG